CACTTGGATCAAACGAGATCCTACGATCCAAAGATCGGATTCAATGTTTCCCCGACTGCTAACTCATGTTTGGGGGTTCGCCATTCGGTAGAAAGCAGGGCCAACATGGTAGCAGCTCGGCGCGGCAAGAAGCGTAGCCCAGAAGCTGCAGCTAACATCGCAGCGGCCCAGCGGACTCCCGAAGCACGAGCCAAAATGTCAGCGGCCATACAGAGACCAGAAGTCAGAGCCAGGGTCGCAGCGGGCCAGTGTGGAAGGACGCATAGCCCAGAAACCCGAGCAAAAATGTCGGCGGCAAAGCGTGGCAAGCCTCTTTCCGAGGAGCGTCGAGCTAAGCTGGCGGAGTTGCTCCGCGAGAGAAACCAATCGCAAGAGCAGAAAGAAAAGGTTTCAAAGGCACAATTGGGTAAAACACATACACCCGAGTCACGGGCCAAGATGTCAGCTTCTCACTTGGGGAAGACTCCTTGGAATAAACAAAGGTACATATCATCTTAATCGGAACCATAAATATTGCCATGACTGCAACAACTCAAGCCCTTAAGAAGGGGCTTGATAGTGCGCAAAGCTCTCTTGCTGGTTTTGGCAAGTCGGTCATGTCGTTGAAAAGTTTGATCGCCGGCAGCTTCGCGGGTGCTGGGATCGCGGCCCTCGCGCACTTCGCCGAGATGGCGGCGAAGCTCGAGCAGAATATCCAGCGGCTTGATGTCGTTTTCGGCGATGCTTCCTCGTCGATCGTCAAGCAGGCCGAGAAGATGAACCTGGCCTTCGGCACGAGCGAACTTGCCTCAACGGCGGCGGCAACCAAGATGGGCGGGCTGTTTGAGGCGCTGGGCGTAGCCAAAGAGCCAGCGGCCGAGATGACGGATCAGCTCCTCGTCATGGCTCAGGCTATCGCCTCATTCAAGCACATCGGCTTCGACGAGGCTGTTACCAAGGTCTTCGCGGGCATGGCGGGCAAAGGCAAGGGCCTCAAGGAATTCGGCATCACCGTCTCGGCAACGATGTCGGCGCAAGAGCGGTTCAACGCGATCATGAAGGGCGGTGTCGGCATCGTCGGCAACATGGGCGAGCGGGCCGGCGACGCATCCAATGCCTGGCAAGAATTTCACGGCCGGGTCGAGCAGCTTGAAATCACGTTAGGTCAGAACTTACCCGAGGTCGTGGGGCCTTTCTTCAGCGAGCTCAGCACGGGCATCGTGGCTGCAATTGACTGGTTCAAGGGCCTCAAGAGTGAAACCCTCGACTGGGGCGAATCAACCCTTACGGCCACGAAGTCCGCGGCCGAGGGGATGGGCTGGGTCCAGAAGGCGGTCGGCGGCCTGGCTGATGCCTGGCAATTCATGGCCGGGGTCTTTCACACCTGGCAAGCAAACTTCACGGGCTCGATTGCGCTCATCGTCGATGCCCTCGTGTCGCTCGACAAGTGGCTGGAAAAGAACCTGCCCGAATTCCTCGGCGGCGGCAAGAAAGGCGAGAACCGGGATTTCCTGGAAGGGTTCTCCGCCAGTTTGCACGAGTCGGCCGACAAGCAATTCGAGGACCTGCAAAAAGAGTGGGCCAGGCCCTGGTCATCCGAGGGCATCAATAGCGCCTTCGACGCCGCCCACAAGCAGATTCAAGACGCCCGCAAGGAAGTCATGAAGCCCGCGATTGCGGCCGGCACGCCGGCCGCGAAAGAAGCTGGCTCCGCACTGGCCAAATCCGCCGGCGCGGCGCTCTCGGTCGGCAGCAAGGAAGCGGCCGAGGCCTACATCCGCAGCAAGTACCAGCTCCACGACGACAAGGATGCCAAGAAGATGGCCAAGAACTCCGACAAGACGGTCGAGCTCCTGGCCGGCATCAAGGCCAACCTCGAGGCGGGCGACGGCGAGACGGAAACCTGGGATCTCGACTGACCCGTGCAGATCCTCTCGATCACTGATGTCCGCGGCAACCGCTCCGTGTCCTGGTCCGGCCAGGGCGGGCGGTCCTACTCGCAGCAGCTCCGCGTGATCACGGACGACCCGACGATGGGCCCGCGCGCGGTGGCCAAAGCCCTCAGCGTCCGCGTCGGTGACCAGTATTCGCACCCGATCACCACCACGCCAACGGAATGGGATTACGGTAACTATCTCCAGGGCTTCGACATCAAGGAGGAGGGCGACGACGGGCGGCAATGGCTCTGCACGCTCAACTATGCCCAGTTCAACTGGGCGGAGCAAGGCGGCGCGACCACCGAGGCGGCCAGCGAGGGTCAGACCGATCCCTTCAAGGTACCCTTGAAGGTCTCCTTCGGTACGGCCAAATACGAGCGCGAATGCGCCAAGGACGCCAGGGGCAAGCCGATCGAGAACACGGTCGGCGATCCCTTCGATCAGCCGATCAAACGCGACGACTCCCGCGGGACACTCACCATCGTCCGCAACGAGCCGACGTTCAATTCGCAGTACGTGCAGACGTTCAAGGACACCGTGAATCAGGATGTGTTCCTGACCATCTATGCGCCCAACACGGTCAAGTGCGCCGATGTCACCGCCGAGCGCGAGTATGACGCCGATTGGGGTTATTACTGGGTAGTGACCTATCTTTTCGAGATCCGCGAACAGATCACCGACGCGGCGAACAACGTCATCTATAACGGCTGGATCGAGGAAGTGCCCAACCTCGGGCTGCGGGAATGGGTCGATGTGACCGATCATTCCAAGGGCGTGCAAGCGGTGCTCTTCGGGGACGGCACGCCGGCCACCAAGCCCGTGCAGCTCAGCGAGACCGGTCTCTACCTGGGCGGGGATGCGGACCCGTTCTATCGCTCCTTCCAGCTCTATCCGCTACAGGATTTCGAGAAGTTCAATTTCCCGCGCGACCTGCTCACTGTCGGCAGCATCCCCGGCCGAGGCGGCTCGTAGCGCATGGCCGACGCCAAGCCGAAAGCCGGCGTTACTCTCAGCAAGCCGACCGCGCGGCGTGTCGGCCGGGCGGTCAAGCGGGTGGAGGCGATGTATGGGCGACCGCCCGACCAGCGCACCAGCTCGCCGGCGACTCCCTTCCTGCCCATCCAGCCGGCCCAGGTCACGACGGCCATTCCCACGGGCACGCTCACCGCCCCATCCACCTTGGGGCGAGTGACGATCTACCGCGATAGCGGGCCTGGCGTACTGACCGCGGCCGAGACGGGTGCCAAGTGCTACAACGTCCACACGCTGACTGCGAGTATCGCGGCGGGCAAAACTGTACAAGTCGCCTGGCGTGCGGGAACGTGGTGGTTAATTTCGGCGGATTGCTAGACCATGCCCGGCGGCATCCAACTCAATCCCAGCGCGGCGGGGTCGGGTGATTGCTGTTGCGGCGGCGGCGCATGCACCGTGCATGTCATCGGCTGCAGCGGGACAGACCCCCTCGTTGGTGCCACGGTGACGATCAAGGATGCCGATGGCAGCACGCTCGATAGCGGTACCACGGATGAAAATGGTGATTTTGACACGACGGCAGGCTGCGGCTCTGGCCGCACCGTGACGGTCGCGGCGACCGGCTACACCACGCACGACTTCACGGGGCAAACGCTCTCATCCACTCCGCTGACCATCAACATGGCCAGCCACATGAATGCGACCAATTACGTTTGCTGCGGCGGTTGTCCGTTTCCCAAAACATTGCATTATACCTTCAACAATGTCGTGCACGGCGTGCCTCACAGCGGATCGGGGACAGGGAATTATAGTGCAAGCATTGGAGAATGGCCGTTGGTGCTTGGCAATATGACGTGTTCCTATCCAGGGGCCGCCCTGGATATCTCCTATGACGACCCCGATGTGGGCACGATTTCGTGTCTATGGCCGGCAACCTCGGTGGTGTGCGACCCGCTCAATATTGTGTTCGATACGCCGACAGACCCGCCGTGCGACAAATTTCTGGCCGACACAGGCATCACGTTATTTCACATGGTGGTCACGGCTTGAACTGGCAAGACTCTCTCGAAATCATGGTCGTGCTGACCAACCATCAGCGCTACCGCTGGCTATGCTCCGACGACAATCCCGATGTCATCCAGCGCGACGCCTACCGGGCCCTGATGGTCCGCCAGGCGAGCGGCGAGCCCGAGCCATCCTCCGACGATGACGCCCAGCTTCGGGCTCATGTCGCACAACATGGTTGTGGAGGTTGTTGAATATGCACACGATCATCCTTTTGCTTGCTTCGCTCGGTCAGACCGTGACCGATCCGGGGTTCGAGACTCCGGCTCAGGGGCAGGGGAAGTTCACCTACCGCCCGGCCGGTTCGGCCTGGACGTTCACGGGTAACTCGGGTCTCGCCGGCAACGGCAGCCCTTTTACCGCGTCCAATCCGGCAGCCCCCGAGGGCGCGCAGGTGGCCATACTCCAGGGTACTGGCCAGGTCTCGCAGACGGTGACAGCATGGCCGGCTGGCAAGTACCAGATCAGCTTTCAGGCCGCGCAGCGCAACTATCCTGCCGGCGGCGCACACCAGACGATCGCGGTGCTGATCGACGGTCAGACGGTGGGCAGCGTCACGCCCTCGGGCACGTCCTATCAGCCCTATGCGTCGGCCACGTTCACCGTGGCGGCTGGCGACCATACGGTGGGCTTCCAGGGCACGCCCGCCAGCGGCGACCAGACGGCCTTCATCGATGCGGTCGCGTGCCAGGTGCCACCACCGGCACCCCCGGCGACCCTCACCGATCCCGGCTTCGAAATCCCCGCGCAGGGGTACGGCAAATACACGGGACACCCCAGCGGATCGGCGTGGACGTTCGAGGCCAACGCCGGTCTCTCGGGCAACGGTAGCGCCTTCACGCAGAGTAATCCGGTTGCGCCCGAGGGGCAGCAGGTCGCGTTTTTGCAGGCCACCGGCGCGGTCTCGCAGACGGTCAGCCTCGCGGCGGCTGGCTCGTACATCGTCACGGTCCAGGCGTCGCAACGGAACTATCCGCAGCCCTACGGCATCCAGACGATCGGCGTCGCGATCGACGGTCAGGACGCGGCGACCATCACGCCAGCCGGCATCACGTACCAGACCTACTACGTGCTGCTGCCGCCCCTGGCGGAAGGCGATCATGTGCTGTCACTGCGGGGGCTGACCTCCAGCAACGACAACACGGCCTTTGTCGATGCGGTCAAGATCGTCTCCCGGCTCACCACGCCCGTCACCGTCAATGATGCGTGGATCGGCTCCAGCGGCAAGACGCTCGGCTTCCACTTCTCGGCCGGCACACCGACGCAGCTCGTTGCCGCTCCGACGCTCTACGTCAACGGCCTCGCTACCGCACCACTCGGCCCGCCCGCCGAGTTAGCCGGCAACGAGGTCCTCCTGTTCGCCCTGCCGCTTGGCGTCCAGGTCAAGCCTGGCGACGTGGCCACCGTCAGCACCCCGGCGATCTGGCAAAACACCACCAGCGGGCTCGCCGCTCCCGTCACCGGCCTCTCGGTCGCCAACCGCGTTGGCCGCTCGCCACTGCCACCGTCCGCTCTGGTGCCGAGAACCTTCAGGCCAGGCATGAACTGCAACGACTGGCCGGTCGGCTCATGGGGCAATTACTATCCGCTCGCGAACTGGGCATACAAATGCACCTGGCCACCCGGCGACCTGGGCAGGATCAAGGGCACGGTCAGAACGCGGGTCTACTCCAACGCGGGCACCAACGGCGTTGATGGCACCGGCTATCCAGGGCCTGCGGGATTGTGGCTGGTCTACTGGCGCAGCGTGACCGGGGCGAAGGGCGAGCCTCCGGCCAGCTTCGCCATGACGACGATCGATCCCGCAAGCACGATCGTCACCGAGCGGCTCGACCTGGCCAATCCCACCGCGCCGGGCGGCTATCAGGCCAGGGTCTTCGACTTCCAGCACACGGCCTCCAGCACGACAGCCAACATTGACGTGGCGCTCAGCGTAAGCGACCCGAGCCAGACGGGCAACTATGCCGATCTATGGGTGGTGGGGCCGGGCGACTTCGACGCCTCGCCAGGCATCCCTGTCACGTTTGATACGAGCGACCCGTTCGCCCTGTCGCGGACCTTCACGCAGTGGATTCCACCGGGCGTGAACTCGCTGCGCTGGACGGCATCGTCGAACTGCGGCGGCGATCCCAAGTCCTGCCCCTATCCCGAACTGCTCATGAGTAAGGCGGATCTGGGCTGGGGGGAGCTGGCCGCTCGCGTCGTGCAGTACGGGTTTACCTCGCTCGGGCCGGTCGATCCCGCCGTAACGCCGTGGATGTACAGCCCGTTCTACCGCAAGGATAACGAGCGCTACACGGCCACCCTCGCCGATCCCATCACCACCACGCCGGCAGTCGGCACCAATGAGACATACACCTTCTCGGATGCCGACTCGGCCCCCCTGATGGCGGGGCTGGAGATCACGGTCGATTCCGAGGTCATGAGAATCCTCACCGTCTCGGGCTCATCAGTCAAGCTCTACCGGGGTTCCAACGGCACCACTCCCGCGAGCCACGCGGCGGGCCAGGTTAGCGTCAGCGGTCGTCGGCCCATCCAGATCAGCGCGGGCGGCACGGCTAACGACGCGCACTGTTACCAGCTCACGACCAGCGTTCCGCACGGCCAGACGACAGGCAGTGCGAGCCTGAACACGCAGGGGCCTGGCTGGCCGACAGTGCTCTGGACCGATGGCAAAACGACGGGCCGGCTCGATGCTCGCCAGCCGCTAGTCACGGGTCCGAACACGCTCGTGCAGGTAGTAAGCCCCGTGGTCAAGGGGGGCACCAAGCCGACGCAGGTCTACCCGCTCGACCCCGCCCAATGCTTCGCCCGGATCGAGTACGGGCGCTACATCCCGCCCGAGGTCACGGCGCTTGCGACCGCCAAGATTGCCGGCGCGGCCCTGCACGTCAACATCAATTCTGACGCATGCGATGATCTTGTCTGGGTGCTGATGCGGCGGGCCAGGGATCACTTCCCGGCCGGGCGAACGGTCCTCGTCGAGTGGATGAACGAGCCCTGGAATTGGGGGTTCGGGTCTTTCGAGTTTTGCATGAAGTGTGCCGACTATCTGGGCTACGAGAACCCCTACGGACTGTCGTATTACATGAGGCGATCGGGGGAAGTCGGCAACATCGCCCGGGCGGTGTTCAAGGAGGCGGGCCGCGAGGGCGAGATCAAGCTGATGCTGAATTGCCAGCTTGGCAGCGATCAGCCCAAGAATCACCTCAACTACGCGGCGAAGAACGGATGGCAAGTAGACCGGATCGGCAATGCACCCTACCTGTCGATCGACACGGGGCATGCGGCCTTCGCGACGTGGGATGACGACCAGCTTTGTGACCTGTGGCCCATCTTCCTCTGGTACGACACCCGCGCGGCGTCTTACAACGGCTGGGTAGCCACGGCACGCCAGTACATCGCGGACTACAACAAGCTAGTCGGTAGCGACGTGTGTCAGCTCATGGGGTACGAGGGAGGCATCGAATTCGCCGTTCCGGCCACCAGCGCGAACCGGCAATCACGCGGGATCGATCTGGTGTACAACCCGAACTGGTACTGGTTCGAGGACACGTGGTACCGCTGGCTGCAACGCGCGGGATTCGTGGACTTCCAGATCAGCAGTCTATCCCAATACTACGGACCCGGCCTCTGGGGCATGTACCACTGGCCGAGGCAGAAGCCCGGTTACGGCGACGGGCGGTTCGGCGGCAACGATAACCGCTTGCGGCTGGCGCGGCCCGGTCAGCCAAACAGCAAGGCCTCCGGAGTCAACGTGGATCTCAACGAGTCGGTGCGCGGGCAGGCGTTCCGGGACTGGTTGAGCTCGAATTGATCGACGAACCCGACCGCGGCGACGATGAGCCGGTCGCCGACGGCGCGTGCGCCGAGGTTGCCGAGGACGCGGAGCAGATCGCCGAGGACCTGGCCGCGGTGGTGGACGTCGTCCCGCAGGACGTGCTGATCCTCAAGTCGCTCGAGCCCGTCCTCGGCGAGATCCGTCAATGCACCTGCCCCGATGAAAGCCCGCGCGTGCGGTACGCCGCCGACCAGGCCGTGGTCGCGATCTGCGAGCGGGTGGGGCGAATCATGCGACGGGATCTGCCGGTCGATCTGGCTTGACCGCTCACCGGGTCACGTCCTCTCTTCGTTCCAGGCGATCGGCAGTCTCGCGCATGGCCTCGATGGTCGTCTCCCGCGCACAGGTCGAGATGTACTGCGCAACCTCCGGATCGTCGAAGACGACGAGCACAAACATCGAACGGCCGCGCGGGCCGGCGCCGGGCGGCAGCTCGCGCTCGACCGCTCGTGCCGCTCTGATCATCACATCCGCCAGCTCGGGCTCGGTCATGTCTTCGAGTCGTTTCATTTGAGATCTCCGGCCGGTTCGGTGTTCCCTTGGCCTCCTGACG